GCACAAAACAATGAAAAGAAAAAAAGAAAACTGGAAGAGCAAAGGTGAAGAGAGCTCAGAGCGCCGGAGCGAGGAAGACTGCAGAGGCCGATGGCTATCCCCTCCTCTGTCCACCCAGCTGTCGCTATTCCTGCTGCTGCTACTGTGCCACTGCTCTCTACACCTTGTTTCAGCTTCAGCCACATCTCATAACCGAAGCGTGGACCTGCGCGACGGTCGGTGTATGTAACCATGTTGTCGAAGACTGGTGAGAACTTGCTAGTTAAGTTCTGCTCACTGTCAACTACGTTCAACCCACCACCGAAGTCACGGATGGTAGTGTTGTTGAGCTTCGGTGTAGGCCGCGGCTGCTTCGGTCTGCCTAATGGCTTGAGCCGCGTAAGCATCTGTACCATAGTCAGGTCCACCTGTTGACTGTGCTACGCGACGACATGATAGTGTCGAGGGGAATGTTGAAAGTCTGCCGATTGAACTGACTGAGTGCATCCTGAAACAAGATGCGAAACTTGTCGCTAGCGCCGGGATTTGTGCCATCATCTTCAAGTACGTCCCAACACGTGCCTAACATCAACAACTGCGTGTCCATGAATATCTCATCGCTGTCCTCTTCGAAGTCGTCAGGCTTTGTGCGATATGTCACATACACTGTGCCTGTCGTTGTAGGTGGTAACACCCTGAACAGCTTCACCGAGTTCATACCAGCAGGACATATGCTCGGATAGTTGATGTTAGTATGACGCACGCTCATGGGTGCGATAGGCATCGGCTTATGTGATCCTTCGTGAAACACACTATGCAGATCACGCCAATCCTTGATCAAGCTCGTTGTATCTGTGACGATGAAACCGTTCACACCGTCTAACACGTGTGGCTCCTGATACGTCATGTACTCAGGTATCCAATACTCCCTGAATATGAGGTCGAACTTGTGTTGAATAGCTAGCTGTATGCGTGGTTCGGCGTATATCTGTGCATCCAACCCCTCAACGAGCGCCAAACGCTGTAGAACCTTCGTCACAAGATCGCCAAATGTGATCATGATTTGTTCCACACCTTATATATAGCGTGCAGTTAGCCCTCACGTTGCTACATGCGTGAGGGCTAACTCGTTGGAAGTGTTACTCTTTCTTCCCCGTATACGCCTTCGCACCTTGCGAACCCTGTCCAGCAGGCGCAGCAGTGGTCAATTGGCTCTTCTTGACCGTCACCACGCTGCCATCTGCAAGCGTCGCAACAACACAATCACCGTCTTTCTCATATCCTGGGTCGCTTGCGTGTGCATCACGCACTGCGACAACGTTCTGGCCGTTGTACTGCTGAGCATATTCTACAGTCATGCTAACCTCCTCCTGTTGTAGTTTGTTGAAGTTACACAGTCACGTGTGCAGAGCCGTGCAGATTGCTACGATCCACAAAGCACGAGAACCGATATGTACGCGTACCATCAGGTGCTGCTGCTGGAGTGTATGCACCACGTGGATCACCTGATGTAAGCGATTGCGTGACTACACCAGCAACCAACGCACCTGCTGCAGCAGTAACGTCACTCGTCATCTCACCACTCATCGCCGTATGGAGCACCTTGTAAGGTACACCGAGGATAACACCGACGCCGATGCTATACGTAGATGCTCCAGGAACAGACAGATACGCAATGTCCTTGAACATCTTCTTACCAACAACAGGCGTAGCGCCTGCAAGCACGAACGTCTCACGTATGGGTTGACCCAGATAGTCAAAGCCAACCAACGTCGCATTGCCTGCTGCACCAGCAATACCAACAACAGTCACATTGCGTCCGTAGCGACCCATTATCAAATCAGTCAACGCTACAGCAGGAACAACGTTACCTCCTGCTGCGAGAACCTGACCGTTGACAATCACACCCGCACCAGCAGCCACGCATGCAGGAATGTCTACAGTAGTGATGCCATCGACACCGACATCTGCCGCGTAGCACATATCAGCCACACGGTAGTTGACGCGACGAAAGCTAGGAACAGCGACTTGAACAGCCATAACTACTTCTCCACTTCCTCAGGCTCAGCTTCAGTTGAAGCGAGCAGCTTGTTGACAATATCTGGGTCGCCTTCAAGCAGCTTCGTCACTGCCTCAAGTGCCTGCTTCTGTCTATCAGACAACCCACCGCTAGCTTGCACCATGCCAACAGGAGTATCGTCGCCGCCTTCTAGCAACATCGGCACTAGATTGCGGTCGAGCCTCATACGCAGAGCGTCTTCATGAGTGAGAAACACACTGTCGCCTCGTAGAGTGCGAACCATGTATCCATCGATCTCAACTTCAGTAGGCACATTGCGAAAGCCGACTTCATCTTTGATAGTGCGATTGACTATAGTCGTACGCTTCATCGGCTCAATCGTGTACGCAGGCACTGGACGTTTCTGTTCGTCCATCGTCATCGCCCGCATAGGCTTGTTAGCAAAGCTTACTACTGGTGTTGGTTCGGACGCCATTCGTAGTTACCCCTGTTATACAGTGTATAGCCTCAGTCGTTGACCACTGCATGTGTGCGGTATTGCTTCCACGTGCAGAACTGACACTGAGTGATGACACGTTGGCCGTAGCCGTCGATAGTCCACGGCGCAGTGAGGTCAACGTTCTTCATGTTGTTGTCACCAAGGATGTGCAGACGGAGGTAGGTGTCGTTGAGGAAGTAAGCACGATCCACTGGGCAGCTTTCATCGTAGATGATCGGCACACCATTGTGTGAGATGCCGTCGAAGCCGAGGTCCATCATGCGCTTACCACTGCTGGTGTTCGTCAGTGGGATGGTCAACTTACTACGAACAGCAGCACGATACAGTCTGTAGTGATTGCGACCAGCGATGATCACCTTCGGACGCTCTGTGCCTTGCTTCAGATCAAGCAACACATCATCGTAAGCTTCTTCGATGTTCGTTGCGTTGAGTGTGCCTGCGAAGTCGTAGCTTGACGATCTCCATTGCACTTCTGTCGCACGATCAACGCCAGCAAGACTACCCGTAGTCGGATCGTCAGGCACCAAGAGTGCAAGACCGTTCGGATCATTGCCACCACCAAAGCCGTACAGGTACATCGAGAACTTCTCCTTGATGCTCATCTCAAGAGCTTCAAGTTTACCCTGCAACAGCTTCACAGCCGCTTGTTCACCCTTGTTCTCATCCTCTTCCTGATTGGAGATGATGACAGTACCGGCGATACGTGACCAACGATACTCCAACTTGATGAACTCTTGCGTCTGTACCACTGGCAAGCTGTCGTAGTACTGATAACTGCCAACAGTCGGATTTCTGCCAGTGAGCAGTGGATTGGTGATGTTGTATCCACTGGGTTCGTTCTCAATCCTATCACGTGCGAAGCACCACGCCATGAGTGCGTTACTCTGCATCGCAGCAACAATCAACTTCTTCCTGCTACGCTCAACAGTCGTAGCGAGGACGTTCTGGAGTACAGGCATCTGCCATGTGTCCTATTTGGAGTTAAGCTCCGTGAAGACAGCCGATGCAATGTCGCGCCAAGGCGTGTTGCTGCGGAAGTCACCACGTTGGTTGCTATTCATAGACGTTGAGCTACCGCCGTTAGGACTAACACCGCGCATATCACCCGGTGTTGACGCACGTCTACCACCACCGTTGCGTTGGCGCTTCATAGCAGCCTCAATCTGCGGACGGAGTGGTGAAGTGAAGTCCATACCTCGACGTTCTACCCAACTACGTAGTTCAAAGTACGCACGCTCTGGTGTAAGACCATGCTGTTGAACTAAATTGCTGATTTCTACCCCATGCGTTTCAGCATGCGGGTGTTGCTGCACGAAGTTCTCCATTTGCACTTGAGCTTGCTCTTGGATGCGTTCGTGTTGCTGTCGCTGCTTAGCAGCTTGCTCTACTGGACCTAAACGACGGTCAAGTTCGTTGGTGATAACACGTGCGTTGATCTGTGGTACTGCATCGTGACCGAGAATGTCCTCCATCGTCGCACCGGCAGCAAGCACGCGTGCGATGATGTCACGGACGGCGAGAATTGGGTTCTGTTCAGCCATAGCACGTAGCTGCAACGCTTCTTGTGCCATCTGCGGCGACAAGTTGTGCTGCTTCATCACCTGATCAATGCCTTGGTAGGCCTGCAGGTGCTGTTGCATCGCCTTTATCTGGCGTGCTGACTGATTTGCTGCATACTGTGCGCGATTGAGGTTGTAAGCTAGCTGCTTTTCACGTCTAGTAGACGCAACAACCTGTCCATTGCGGTCAAGTAGCTCGCCGTTTGGTCCTTTACGAGGTTTGTCTGTGAAGAGTTGGTCTTCTTTACCTCGTTGCTGCGGCGAATGGCGATCACTGCCGGTTTCCTGTCGTGATCCGTCACCTTTATCACTACTCTGACCATCTTCAACACCTTGTGGGTGACTGATAGGCAGGTCTAGCTGTTGTCCTTCACCACTATCGCCACCATCGTCACCCTGTTGCGGCTTCTCAGTGATGCCGAAGCTATCACCGACAGCAGTCATAAGGTCTTTCTCTTCACCGGGCATTATAGCCTCCACGTATTAGCGGTTAATCTTGCCACAATCGGCGCAACGCCAGAATACGGATTGCTTATCGTAGTCAATGTCACCACAACACCAACCAGACCAGCATCTCAAACCCCACCAGTTGCGCCAATAGCGTAGCTTCGTCATGCAACAGCACCTTGTTGCATCTGTTGTATCATCTGCGTCGCTATTTCTGCAACGCTCTTACCACGTGCGAGTTGAATACCTAGTTGTTGCTTGATTTGAGGCGGCATACCATCGATGAGACCTGCAACTTGCTGCACTATCTGTGCGATGTTGTCAATCTCCATACCACCGCCACCTTGACCACCTCCGCCGCCACCTCCACCACCAGCACCTTGCGCACCTTGTTGACCTTGTGCGCGTGCCTTCATAGCCTCAATCATCATCTGTTGTTTGCGATCTTGACCTTGCTGTGCGCCTTGCTGATCTTGCTGTTCAGCTTGCTGTTCGTCAGGTGATGGACCTGATGTCTCCTTCATGATGCCTTTGTATATCAACTCCCAGTCTTCACGACTGACAACTACATTGTCGAACGCCTGCGAAAGAACTTTGAGGGCAACAACAGCAGCAATAGGAGTTGCACGAGTAAATTGACCAATGATTTGGGAAATCTGTAAGGCTTGTTCCTTCTTTGCGCGTGACGTAGGCTTAAGAGTACTACCACCGACAACACGCGGAGTAAACAAACGGCGAATAGACTTCGCATCAAGCTGTTCCCAATCTGCCGCGAGTTTGTCACCTAAGATGATCGCTACTTCTTCCTTACGCATGAACTGCAAGCACATTTGTGCTGTTAGCCACAACACTGTGCCAACGCTGTCTTCAATAGCATCCATCTTCTCATCAGCGCGTGTCTGTACTTGGCTCTCGTAGCTCTCAATCGCACGGTTGGTGGTATTTGTCTTATACTCTACACCACGCTGCACAGACGCTACACCTGACAGACGGTCTATCGCCTCCATCGTCGGCTTCTTGTCGAAGAACTTCATCGCGTCTGCGGATGGTGGAAGTAAGGGACCTAAGATGTCCGATAGCTTCTTGCCTTCAGGTAGATCGACACCAATCACGTTCGTATCTGTCGTACCGTTGATGAGGCTCTCCAACACGGAGCTATCTTTGAGTGAGTTCTTGTCGAAGACGACCTTACCGGCGGCGAACTTCCTAACCTTGGCCCACTCGTTGTTTATGATGTTGATGTCATCTTGTTGGTCGAGATAATATGTAACTTCACCTTTGGCGTACATCGTAATGGGATCAGTATGGAACTCCATTGGTACAACAGTAAAGAACTGGTCAAGTGCATAAGGATCATCCCAGACCCAAAGAGGATAGCACCAGTCGTTGCAGTTGTATAGCTCCACTCGTCTAGTAACTTTGTCCCAGACATAGACCACCTTTGTCATCTGTGCAGCTAAGAACGAGCGTTGATCTGCGTAGCCGTACTTGCTGTACTCCGAGGTGGAGTATGAGAAGAGTTGGAAGTTGTCTGTCTGACCACGTTCACCCTGATCTGGCGATACACCAGCCTTGATGACGTTGCTAGGTGAGAACACGCTCTCCCACTCATCGCTATCGGGTTTCTTGCGACCGAACCTCGCACGCAGTAGCGACGTATACATGAGGTCTTCGATCATTATCCAATTGCATTGACCACTGAGGTCTAATTCTGTCGCCGTTGTATCAACAATGATTTGATCAGGTCTACGCACCTTCACCCACGGGCCTGATGGAGTGAGCATGTCAATTGTTTCTTCAAGTGCGAGTAATTTACCCTCGCATTCTTTAATATCCTTCTGAGATTTAGCCTGCTCGAGTTCGGCGCTTAATCGTTGCACCTCTTCAAGTGCTGCCTCGCTGCTGTTTTCGCGTAGTGTGTAGCCGACTTCAAACCATCCGATGTTCGTTAAGGTTGTAGATACGATGTTGCGCTTCACCTTGCGCTTGAGGTTTAAGCCCGGTTGAGTTTTCTTCGCTGCTAATGTATTAACCAACTTCTCAACAACACGCGCACGGGGTTCGTCCTCTTTGTCTTCAACTGTGAACTCCGCTTCGGGGTTTTTAGTGAATAACATAGGCACAAGTGCCGACACATTAGCAAAGACGACGTTCTCTGTGCTCTCCATCGTACCTTGCAACGGCTTACCTGCTGCCATCTCCTCATCACCACGCGACGACGCATTGTCACGTGTGTGATCATGACGGTAGTAGCGATACGCTTCAGACCAAGCATCGACGTTCTTACTCATCGCAGCTTTACCTTGGTCGTAGCGACTACGCCACAACGGGCCGCGGTGTTTAGAGACAGGTATCTTACTCTCACCTATCATGCGATACATAGGTGACGTGTTCTCAACACCTTCCTCAGGCGACATCACACCTTCATATGTGTTGACGTCGCTAGGTGGAGTAGCTGTGCGATTGTACTCTTCACCGGGTTCGTATTCTTCAGCCATATCTGTGCCTACGTGGGTTCTCGGTGTCCTTGTCACGTTCTTGCCACAGCATCCACGATGGTATGCGTTCATTGGCAGGTACTTGGTACTTGCCTATATCAGGCATCTCGCTCAACAAGTACTTGGTCGCGTCCATAGCGTGATCGTTGCGGTCGATGGGCTTATCAATACGCTCGCCGCTAGTAGATTGCTGCCAGAAGTAGCCAGCGACTTCATCGGTCCACCAGTCAAGTTTAGCATTAACAAAGAGACGTGGTGACCCTGCGACACGCTTGATAGGATGTAGCAACTGTCTATTGATATTGAGGTAGGCACCGACCTTGACGACGCCATTATTGATGTCACTGTTGCCACGCTTCATGTAGATGTTGTCTTCTTTGAACATGTCGGCAACTGTTTTACCAACTGTGCGCCTGTTCACTGTCTTGCGACCGAAGATGCTAGGATCAGCGTGTATCTTGTGCATCTCATCAAGGTCAACACACCAATCTGCTCTTATACGGCGTATAGCTGCAATCTGATCATCAAGTGTCATCTCTTTGCGATAGAACCCATCGCATATGATGACGTGTTGTTCAGGTGTCACGAAGCCTAGCATGTAACATGAAGGCTGTGCTTGACCGTAGTCGTATGCTTCTACCCAGTTTGTTTGGTAATGTGTCTCAGTATAGCCGTCGAGCAACGCGTGCAACTCACCCTCTTGCAGTAGGTGTACGGTTGCGTCGTATTGAGGATATACCAACCCTTCGTACGCGACCCACTTGCCGAGTAGAAAACGGTCACGTTGTTGACCACTGTACATAGTTTCGAGTGTTTGTATGAAGTCGCCACCTTCAGCTTCGTGTACATGGCGCAGTTCATATGTGCTACCTTCGATGACTTCTATCAACAAGCGCGGCTTGCCGTTGTCATCTAACACAGGACGACGATCAACATCGCGCATGCATATGAGGTCATCTGTCACAACACCTGTGGCTTTATACTGCACAAGTGGACGAACCAACTTGGTGTATACCCAGTTGCCAGTTGGATTACACGTCAACATCATCCAACGTGGACCTGTTACAGGCATGTTAGTATCTTCGCCAACATACCTAGCACGACCACGCAAGCGGCCGAACAAGTCTAAGAAGTCCTTATGTGTGATCTCAGGGTCTTCAACCTGATCTACGATCACCCAGTCGAAGGTGGCGCTCAACAAGTTCGATGAGCTGCTCTCTGTCTTTGTACCCTGCTGCGCGATATATCTGAAGTAGATAGTTGTACCATTCTTTAGATGGCATATGTTGTCGCCGTTCTGCCCAACTGCGAAGCTGACTATCCAAGTCGGCGGACACCATTTGAGAAACTCCTTACGTATAGTGTCGTTGAGCTTCGGATATGTTGACCTGCTGATGAGACCTGTTGAACCCGGATAAGTGTCACTTAGCTGCAATGCTTTGATGACTGCTGCAGTTGTCTTACCATTGCCGAAGCCACCGCCGTAGATCTGAACTTTAGCGATAGAATGTAGAAAACGATCCTGTAAGCTTCCTTCCTTAAGAAGAAGTTCAGGACGCTCAGCAACATTGACTGTTCTTGTCCGAGCCATTTACTGAGCATCTATCCAACGCGTGCCACCGATGTTACGATAGATGTCACCATTAGCACTATCGACGCGAATTTCACTAGGATAGCCGGCAGTAGTAGGAATGCCACTAGCGAATGTAGTAGGTACACAGTAGCTAACATCGACAACACCGATGAAGCCATTAGCGATGATACCTTGTCCGTCTTTGTTAGGAACGATTGCCATCACTTCACCCCTTTGACAGGTGTTACGTCTATAGTAGGCATCTGCTTAGGCTGAGCTACTTCACGTATGTGACGAATAACCAAGCCGCCCTCAAGTGAGTGACGATGCTCCATCACCTGTCGAGGTGAGAAGCCACCACGGTCGAGCATGTTCATCAGCACGCGTGCCTTCGTCGCCGGGCGTGTCTCTTCGTCCTCTAGCAAGTTCTCCAAGCCGTCGAGCGCAGATGCAGACATAGCATCGATGCGCTTCTGCACGTTGTCAGAGGTGAGAGCTTGGATGTTGTCTTTGATGAGTGTGTCTAGCTGCTGGAAGAGTTGCAAGCCTTTGATCATGTCTACTTGAGACAGCTTCAGGCCAGTAGCTTCAGCGATCTCTGCGTCGTTGATGCCAAGGGTGAAGTAGAGCCATACAACACCACATGTAGTTACTGCCTTACTATCAGCAGGTAAATCAACCAGACCACGACGCACTGCCCGATTATTACGATCACGACCGCGGGTAGTAGTGTCACGTGTGGATTGTCTAAACTTCTTCGTTTGTTGGTTGATGACTGCATCAGGTGACGTTGACGGTAGGAGAGCCTGACCCGTCTTTGTATCAATGACTAATCCATTCGCTAAAGGTAGATCAGACATTGCGCTTTCTACTCGGACGTGGATTGTCTGAAGGGATGGAAGCACCACGTGCGCCTGTGGGAACGTCTCGACGTGCATCAGTACCAGCACCGCGATAGATAGACTGGATCATAGCACGCATCTGCGGATTGTCGCCTGCTGCTGGTCCGGGTGTACCACTGCCTGGCATGGCAGGACCACGCATACGCGGGCCACTAGCACCACCCGGCGGGCGCATAGGTGCTGGCATAGATGCAGGATCACCTTGTGACATTGCTGCGCTAATGAGTGCATCCATGCCACCACTGCGACCACCACCACCAGCACCACCACCACTCATGCGAGGCATAGCACCACCACCACCGCCGACAGGCATACCACCTCCACCGCTAGGCATACCACCACCACTTGGAGGTGCTTCTCCTTCAGCAGCTTCATCATCTGTTACACCTGCGGCAGCTTCGGCGCTTTCGTCGTCAGTAGGTTGTGCGGATGGTGCAGTTGGTGCATTGGCGGGAGTAGCTTCACCATCACTCTCACCATCCGCAGCGGCAGGAGCTTCCGCGTCAGAAGCACCACCGCTAGCCGCTTTGTCGCCAGCCTGTTCGACCCATTGTTCTGCTGCTTGCTGCAGTTGTTTGGGTGGAACGTTGATGCCGAGTTGTGCAAGTGCGCTGCTGACTTCATCAGGTGACATCTGTGACAACTGTGCAAGGATAGCAGTGATGTCCATGCCACCACCCTGCTGTTGCTGCAATGCTGCGAGAGCTTCAGGAGGGATGTTACCACCTGCCAACTGTGAAGCATCCATCAGCGTGATCCACCTTGTGTTGGAGCGCGTTGGTTCTTCTTACGCTCACGTGCGTACATATCACGCATGACAGCAGCTTCATACTCTTCCCTAGACATAGCAGGCTGACCGGGACGAGTGTAGTTAGCACCAAGCTCACGCAACCTGTCCATGTATCCAGCACCAGCAGGAGGACCACCTCGTGGGCTGGTATAGCGTTCTGGAATGTCAGACTTCCACGGACCTAACAGTTTATACAGACGTTCCATCACACCGGGATCAGATGTAACCTGCGCATCAGGCGACGGCGCGTCAGGTGGCGTGATCTGCTGTTGTGCGGCGTCGTCAATCCACTGCGCATCATCAGCCATCGTACATACTACCTACTTGTTGATAGTACCACCCATACCACCACCACCACTGCCTGCCTTATCGACAGGATACCAAGCAGGTGCCCACGTGGGTGTCATCTGTGCTTGGAAGGCTTCCTTCTCCGTGATCGTGGTAGCATGCAGAGGAACAACTACGTATGTAGCAATAGGCCGCACACCGCCGAGGTTCATACCATCAGCCTGAATAGCTGCGACCTGTTTGATGCTGAGATCAGCATTGGCACCTACACCGTTACACAATGCGCGACCTATTTCACCGAATGCCTGACCACCTACAGAGTTGGTGAGACGTGCAACACTACGCATCGTCGCTGTACCTTGCTGCGTCAATGCGTAAGGTTGTCCGAATTGATTGTCCCACCCGCCTGCCCATGCTGGCATAGTAGTACTCCTATTGTTGTATGTCGTACAATCTTTGCATATCATACAAACTCATAAGCGCCCTAGCACAAGTACAACGTTAAGTCAACCTATACACTGTATAATGTCCGGCCCGAAGGGCCGGTTAGCTGCTTGGTGCTGTTCATGAGACGAGCGTAGATTATGTGACGATCTCACACACAGCGTGCGAATGTGACGAGGTTGCATGTGTTTGTGTGTATGCTATAATGTATATGCTTGTGATAGACGACTTAACGCCTGACATAGACCTCACACACAGGGGCCTATTTCAGGCGTTCTTTTTAAACTGGCTAGGTACTTATACTATATACATACTATAACACACACATGGCGGGGGGCATGATCATTCGCAAACAAATTACAAATGCGAGGGGCTTGTGATAGTGCTCATTCCCCGCGCACACGCATACGCACGCACGTGGGTTTGGGAATTGCCGGGGGACTGCTTCGCGTGCGCGTAGTATACACACAACACAGCGTGGCATAGGCGCAACATGGTGTGACACATAGCACACACACACAAGGCGTAGCATGGAAGCGGCCGCATCGCCCCTTGGGCATACCCCATATATGCGTGACACTATGTCGCCATGCGTGTGCTATGTGTGATATAGCAACGCTATATGTGGCTCGGTTTATACAGTGTATAACCATGCGTCTAAATGCCTGATTTGTATAGCGTGTTTGAGTTATCCACAGGTGAAAAACAACATGCTTGCATGTAGATTTACATGTGCTATATTAGGCATAGTTGATTGGATGAATAGCTTACATAACGTAGTCTACATCTAGTCAACGTATCACAAGGAAGTAAGTCATGAATACGCTTCGCAATTCTACCTCTTACGGCGCTGACATCCTGCACTATGCGTCACTCAAGGGTGAGCAAGACAGTGGCCCGCTCTTCTTTGCCGTCGCACATGCTGCGACATTGCGTGAACTTGCTGACAAGGTGGCATACGCTGTGAGCAAGGAAGAAAAGGTTCGCCCTATCATCCTTGACCATTGGAAGTCTTCGCCAGAGGGTGATGAGGTACAGAAAGAGTATGCTTCACTGCTTGGCATCAAGCAGAAAACTCCCGATCAGACTGTGCGTCAACAGACACTGCTTGAATTGTTCAATCAGGTGAACATTCAAACCCTGCGCAACATCGAAACCCTTGTCGGCATCGACAAGCTGTCGGCATGGGATAGGGATGTGAACATTCAGCGCATCCCGGGCACGTCTAAATATGCGTGCTACGTGATCAGCACACAACAGAACGACGATGGCACGCGTAAAGAGTTCATTCACGTGCCGTTCACTGCGACGCAGCTTCGCAAGCTGGGCAAGGTGCAGCTTGATGTGGCTACGGTCGACAGCATCTCCACTGCC